CGGGAGATAGACCGCCTCACGGATTCCTTGGATTTCGAGCCTGTCAACTTCTATGAGGTGATGGCTCGGATTATACTATTCCCCAAGATCGGGAATATGGCACCAATGGGTAATCTCCCCGAATACCTTATAAGCGTTCTCCCCGTAAACGATAAAGCCGCTATCCTTGCCATGTAGGTAAGCGGTGGCTTTGCCCCCGTACTCACCTCTAACCAAGACTATGTCTTGATTTTCCGGTAGCCGATCCTTCACGCTTACCCACGGGGATTGCTTTGCCTGCCATTCAGCACCGGCCAGTCGGCGAAAGACTCTCCGGCGAAGAATTTCCAAGCGAAGATCCGTTTGGCTTTTTCGGACAACTCTAACAGGTCGACCTAATTTATTTTAGACTATCCCATTTGAATAAGGATAACAACTTCCTGTTGGCTTCCCAAAGTACACTGTAATCCCGTTCGATATACACACGAACCAATTTTTACTTTTCATTTGTATGTTGTATTTTGTTATAGAATGGGTAAAAGAAACTTCTGTTGTTAGTGACCTCTAACCCTCCTTCTATGTAAATATGCGAGTAAACCGCATAGTCGAGGGATGAAAATCATCTTCCGCAGTTTACTCGTATGTTTGCATTAGTTGAAAATTAGAGTCTACAAATATCAAAACAGTAACCTCCCATCCTTCTTATCCATCACCGCATTGAAAACACTTTTATAGGTCTCATACAACTCCTTCCGGCTTTCCGGCCCCGGCCAATCGGCAAAAGATTCTCCTGCAAAAAATTTCCAAGCGAAGATCCGTTTGGCTTTTTCGGACAACCCTAACAGGTCGACCATATCCCGGATATCCTGCATCCGTTCCCGGATATACTCGGTACGGTCAATACTATCATCGGGCTCATCAATAATGTTCAGTCTTCGCCAATCCACATTCTCATCTACCGGGATAGGCTTGTATTTATGCCGGTAGGGAGACGTATCCGAGGTAACGTTCAGCTTTATCATTTGCAGGATATACCAGTCAAGTTCGGTATATTTACCTTGCTTGGCTTCCATAAGCCGGGAGAGGTGTTCCAGAGGCTTTTGAAGTAGCATACACATTACCTCGTTCAATACGTCAATAGCTTCACTACTCATTCCGGCAAGTGAGCAGTGATACTTAGCGTAATCCAGCCACCTGTCGTAACGTTTCTTAATATATTTATTCAATGCCTCACTTGCCATAGTTGTCTTTATTTGATATATTTGTTGCATGCTGTAATGGGGTGGCGCTGTGAGGCGCTGCCTTTTTATTTATTCTCTTTGTTAGTCTTTATCTCTCGCTATAAAAATGTTATCTTTAGCCTTCTTTTTTATTCTTAGCCCAATCGATAATGTATTCAATACCTGCGTTGAATCCTTTGCTGTAACCATCTTTATATTCATGATTTGATATTCCATGATAGTAAGCCGAGCCGAAGCACAAGGCGAAACCAATGGCTATCAATACCATCCCTGTTCCAAAGTATGGATAAGCTAGGGATATATGGAATGGCTTGAACTGAATCGATATTCCAGACGTGAGAATGAATATTAGCGAGATCATTCCGATTATTAACAATGATATTTTAAGCATCTGAACCTCCTTTGTTTACATTGTGCGACATATTCTTTAATCTTGTTTGACTTTTATAATCCTTACATCCATAAGCGGCGAGATTAATGGCGTGCGTACCTATTCCTTGTCCGGAGAAGCATGGATAACGGATACATCTTACGCATTTCCTTCGTGGATATTTATTAGCGTCCTCCCGTTCTTTCAAGCGGTTGATCCCTATGTATTCCTCTGCCATGATTATTCCTCCTCCTCGGTCTCGTCGAATATCCGGGCCATCATATCGACGATGTTTGTTTGTATATTGTCCTCCGCTCCAAGCACGGCGTTGCTTATATGCTTTTTCTCCTCGATGATCCTGTAGAGTTTCTGGTCGATGGTCTTGCGGCCAAGCAGGTAATAGCAATTCACGGAGTCCTTTTGGCCGATACGATGCGCCCGGCTCTCGGCTTGGTCGCAATCTGCGTATGTCCACGGTAGCTCGATAAAAGCGACATTGCTTGACGCTGTCAACGTGATACCCGCCGCCGCAGCCTTGATGGAGCAGATGATGACGTCCGTTTTGGGATTCCGTTGGAAAGCGTCTATGGCCGCTTGCTTTTGTTGCATATCTTGCCGTCCGGTGACACACACCGCCGAGGGAAACGCCTGTAGGAGCCGGTCTACGATCTCATGCAGGTTGCAGAAGAGGATGATCTTCTTTCCGTTCTCCCGAAAATCCTTCACGAAATCGATCACCTCTCTCAACTTACCCCGGGCCGTTATGTCCTTCAATATGCCGATTCGTACCATGACCTCGCCTTTCAGCGATTTTTGTACCTTCTCATCGTCGGCCTCCTTATATCGTCTCAGATAATCCACCAAGTCACGCTCGGCGTCTTGGTATTCCTTGCGGTTGGTGATCTCGCAGGTCACAATCTGCCGTACCTTGTCGGGTAATTGAGTCAGTACCTTGGATTTTTCCCTCCGGAAGAAACAATGCTTCCAGAGCATGAAATTGAGCTCTTTCAAGTTCGAGGCCCCGTGCGGCCCAGAGCAATAGCGGCTCGTGAAATATTTCCAGCCTCCGAGATCATTCATCCGGTCCATGATAGCGAGTTGGCATATAAGGTCGTTGGGCTTGTTTACGACAGGGGTACCGGTCAACAGGATGATCCACTCTTTCCCGGCGGTGATACCTTTGCAAAACTTGCTTTGTTGGGTAGCCGTTGATTTTACCTTATGGGATTCGTCAATGATCACGCTCTTGAACAACTTGATCGTATTATGGAACTCTACGTCTTTCAGCGTCCATTTCTCCGATTTGTTGATTCGGCGTACGAAATACTTCCGTAGGCTCTCGTAGTTCACGATGAACACATGATTCATGCCCGTTTGCCAGAAGAATGGCCATGAGGTCCGTACCGAATCGGTCAATACCATGGCTTTCTTGTCCGTGAACTTGTGCCATTCACGTTGCCAGTTGATCTTGACCGTATTGGGGCAGATTACGAGACAGGGGAAAGCATCAGCTTTGTTGATGGTAGCGATGCTCTCTAATGTCTTGCCGAGGCCCATGTCGTCCCCATTGATAAACCGTTTTAGTTGTAAGCCTCGTGCGATCCCTTGCAGTTGATAGGGGTAAGGTTGTATCTTTAGGCCATGATCCTCGTCCAACTCGGGCATGTCCGGTATTTGATAGGCTATGTCCTCGTCGGTCTTAGACTCGTTCCCTCCCCAGTTGACGGGTTCGAAGTGCCTCACGTAATAGGTGAGCTGGTCTAGTTCCGCCTTGCACTTATTGTTGGCCGGGATCATCCACGCTCCGGTAGACTTGTCCCACCAGCGGACGCTGACGGCTGTCTTTAGCTTGTCAACGACCTGCTGGCGGTACCTGTCAAACCTTACCGCATAACATTGTCCCTTTTCCGTGTTTTGTAAAGTGATTTGCATAACGGTTGTTTTTATTATTAGTTAGGCGAACTCGTCGAAGGCTTTCACCTCCTCGGCGATCTCCTTGATCTGCTCTTTTTTCTTCCGTCCCCGTTTCTTAGGCTTCTCTTCCTTCTCGCCCGTGATATCCGATTCCTCCGGGGTATCGAAATCGAAGGATTCTTGCTTGATGCCATATTTGCCTTCGAACAGATAAGCGTCCACCTCGTAGCTACATCTACCGATGGCCTCTTTCAACTCGGCTCCGTAAAGGTACCCGTCGCCAGACTCGTCCTCGTATTTGGTGAATGGGACGGAGAGGTTAAGGACCTGCCCGCTCTTCAGGAGTTTTTGCGCTTGGATTGATACGCCGGCTGATTCATCATTACCGCCTTTGCTGTATCCGGTGACGATGATATTCTTTAGCTTCTCGTTCAAGTCATCGTCGGAGGGATTGGCTACATTGACCAATGTAGCCTCGTGCATCTCACAGATTTTCACTACGTGTGGCTTAAGCCGGTTCAACGCGTACAGTAGATCGGGGTGGATAAACTGCTCCGATTCCTTTAGGATGTTGTTCTTGTAGTTCGCTTCCACGAACTTTTCCGTATACTCCGCCGTGAGCTGGTTGTTCTTGATCTTCACTTTTTGGATCTCGTACACGGGTTGCTCTTTTACTAATTCTTCCATGCTCTTTTAAAATTTAGGATTGTTATAACTCTGAGGCGCTAAGGCCATTTCAGCTTTCGCCTTGCTAATTATCGTGCGACACCATTCCAATTGGTGGGTTGCGGTCCGGTTCAATCTATCACACCAGTCGACTAGGTATTGCTCATCCTTGCACAGGCTGTCGATGATAGCGTTTACGGCCTTTGAGGTCGCTCCGGCCCGTGAAGCGGTTTCCCGTAATGTGTCGAATACTTCCGATTTCTTTTTCACGTTCAGATGGTATTTGGCATCTGCTAACAGTTTCCCGGTCCGGGCGATATAGACGGCAAGGTCGTTTCCACGTAGGACAGCTTCTTGTACGTCTTCGCTCATTGTGATATTCAGGAAGGCATCTATGGCGGCCAGTTCCTCGGATATCTTGTCTGTCGGTGTGATATTGAGATTCATGATTTTTATTTTAAGATATAATCGTTGCCACAGTTGCCGCAATGATATACGTTGAATGTATTTCCCGTATGCGTCTGTAATTTCTTTACGAGTACGGAAGCTCCGCATATAGGGCATTTCTTTGCCAGCCTGCACTTTAGCCAGTCGATTAGGATTAAAACTAGACTCTTCATACTATTAGCTTATTAGCATCCACCACCGGAAGGCTAGTTCCTCGTATTTCTCTTTCCCTTTCCGGTAGCTCGGATCGTTCCGTCTGATGAAAGCCTTGAACACTTTTTGGTTCTTCTTGGAGATACCATAGATGAAATCTTGACGGCTTCCGGCGATATCCATATACCAGGCACGGGAACGATCCCAATCAAAAAAATCAATCGCCTCGTCAAACTGTTTCTGGGAACTGGCGAAGGTAGTTTTCAAGTCTCCGCCGAATCCGAATGTGGGAAGCCACCAGTCCCATTTGCAACGAGTGTCGAGCGTATATTCAAAGTTGCCGTATTGGAAACGTTGCCCCTTGTTTACCATGAACCGTTGCGTCTCCGCTTTAGCAAGCACTTGCGCCAATAAGGGATCGTGTCGGGCTTCCATACGGAGTGACTTGATCATGGCTTGTGCCAGTTCCCAATCTTCGCCGGAATACAATACGTCATCTACCGTATGTTTGTCATATCTTACCCGTTCGGGTTCTGTCAGCATCGCATCCACCAGACTCCCGAACTTGAACGCCTTCTCCTTATCCCCGTATTGCGTACGGGGATAGAGGAGGTTCTTTAGTTCTGTCAGGTCTGAGTTGCTGACCTCAGACCGTTGGTAATACGTATCTTGCATCTTTTTCCTTGAGTTTTAAGTATTCAATGACTGCGAAGTCAAATTCAAAATCGTAAGTGTTATCCATCAGCCACCGGAACCATTTGCGGCCCTCTTCCGTATCGAGGATCTTTTTTAGGTTACTCGGTGTACGCCTGTATTTCCCGAAGTTTATCCATGAGGACAGATATAGCTTTCTCATATCACTTGGCCGTTACATCATCGACATATTTCACGAATGCGGACTGGATTCGCTCACCGTCCTTATTGGCTGTTTTCTCGCAATAGGAGATCATCTTCTTATGGATCTTCTCAAGATCCTCCATGCTCATATTGATACCCTCACGCATGAACCACATCTGGTATACCTGCATGAATCCTTGTGGATTGGTGACTTGGATCTTTTTCTTTATCTTCGCCTTGGTAGGGGTAGGAGACATACTGGCGGCACTGAAATCGAAGGCCGCCTGTACTTCCGCGGTGGCTTTCTCTGCCTCCGCCTTGGCTCTCGCTTCCTCTTCCTTGCGCTTGCGTTCCAGTTCGGCCTTTTGACGTTCTTCCGCCTCTTTCCGTTTGCGCTCCTCCTCCAACCGTGCCGCCTCGATTGCGTTGGTCTTGCGAATTTCCTCTTGCTCCTCCAGTTGTTTCCGGAGGGATGGGAGGCGGTCGACCAAGGATTGTTTCAGTCCCTCGATCTCGAAAGCGTATCGATCGGAATATTCTTTTTTCTTTAGGATGGCTATCTCGTTCTTGATCGCTTTGCGGGTCTCACCGTCCATATAGAATGTCTGTTTGTTATCCACGACGTTTTTCACGAAATCCGTCCATGAGAAACCGGTGCTTGTTTGCGTGATCTGCCGGCATACGTCCCCATACGTGGCTAGGGAGGCACGATTGAAAATCCCGTTCAAGGCGTTGATATGCTTCTCGACGTAGGCGGCGTACGTGGTATCAAGCAAGATCGTTATGTCGGCCCGGTATTGGGCTTTCTCGTTCTCCGCCAACTGTTTTTGCCGGGCCTCTTCCTCACGGCGTTTTTGCTCTTCCAGCTTCTTGGCGGCGTATTTGTTACGCTCCATCTGTAGCAGATAAGGGATGGTTCCCTTGGATTTGGCGTCTATGGAACCCTCTAGTGTCGTGAAACGTTTGGATATGGCCGTTAGCATTTGGGTTAACGGCTTCCGGCGGTTGTTCATGTTCTCTACGGTCTTCTTTGACTTCGCAAGGTATTCTTGTACCGCAGTGTCGATCTCGTCCGTGCCGATACCTCCATTTCCCTCAATCGTGTCCAAGAGGGTTTTCCCTGCGTTCGTGCAAGCTGAGACCGACGCCTCATTGCGGGCGAGAATATCCGGGGCTGTCTGTAAGATGCTAATGACCTCGTTAGCCTTGAAAGGTAAATTGTTATTCTGTGTATCCATGTCGATAAAATTTTGAATGTTGATATTGAACTCTTAAAATCCGGCTTCTTCATCTTCTTGTGATATTTGGGCTGTTATACCAGATACGGGTATCGGTTCCGCTTGCGGTTGCTCTCCGAATCCTTGTAAAGGATTTTCCGATTGGGGCTGGAGGGCTTGCGGTTGCTGTCCGGCTTGATTGGGCTGGATAACGGTTGTTTCTTCCAGTCCGTAGTCGATCTCTTGCGGTTCCTCCTGTGTCTCGAATGAGGAGAACTGTCCCGTGCGTACCTTGGGATATCCGTCGAAAGCGTGCTTGATAAGCTTGCTTTCCAAGAATCCCGGATCAATACCTCCTTCGCTAGAGGTATAAAGGGCATTGGCCTTCCCTTCTTTCTGCCGGGTTTGCGGGTTCCATTTCTGGTTGTTCTTAAAGCTGTACACTTCCAATCGCTTGATATCGCCTTCCATCATCCAGTGCCAGTCCACGGTACCGTCGGAGCGTACGATACGTAAGAAACCACCTATCACCTTGTTGGACTTTCGGGGGCATGCCGCTTGGTAGGTCACGGTCTTTACGCCGTCGATCAACCCGGGGGAGAAGGTATCGCCCTCATAGCAAACCACGGGATTATCCACGTAACGGACTTGTCCGGCACGTTGCCGCATGACTAACTCGCCATATCCGGTGATGGAGAGATAAGCACGTAGTTCGTAGATATCGCTACCGTTGTTATCCTTATAGCCGGTCTTCGTGCTACGGGGAAGAATATAACAGTGCGGTCGTCCTGTCGGGTCAAGTGACAGGCCGTTGACCGCTATATCCAAAAAGCATCCATAGAGGGATAACGGTGTGCATTTTTGCAGTTCCGGCTTGTCTTGTAAGATCTTCCGGAAGTTGAATTTCTCTTTCTCGTAGATTTGCGCTCCTTGGGCGGTACCCCAGATCGCATTATACATTTGGATGAACTTTTGTTCTACCCTGTTATCTTCCGCTATCATGAGCGGGTTTAGCTGATTCAACTCAGCTACTTTGATCTGAATTAGATTCGACATGATGTTATGTTTTTAAATGTTAGTTACCAATGTTTAGCTATCATGTAAGCCATTGCCGCACATCCGGACGTCGTGATGATATGCAGGAAATGTCCTAGGCAAATAGCCACGATTCCAAGTATGGCGAGCGTTCCGAAAAGGATGTAAAATCCCCACCTCACCGCTTGGGTGAGTTTCCAGTAATCTGTTTTCATACGTCAATGATTTATTAGCAATGCGGTTTACCGTCCGTGAAATAGCGAGTTGGATGGGTAGCGTAAACTTCCTTTTGCAACGCCTTGCCAAGGTGCCTTGCTATGTTAATGATTCATTTAATAGTCGTATGGATCCAGGGCGCACTTATACAGGTTTTCCAGCCTGTACTCGATTTTGCCCGGTCGCTTGTAACGTTGTAGCCTACCTTCCGAGACCCATCTTTCCACGTTCTGCCTCCCGAAACGGAGGTGCGCTTCCTTTTGCCCGATAAATTCCCGGATACCCGCTTGCATCCTTGTGATTTGCCAAGCAAGGTATTCGATCTCGATCTTTCGTAAAGAAGGTATGCTTTGATAGGTGTTTTCGGTTGGCATGATTATTCGCCCTTAAATAGATTCTTTTCGTTCGCATATCGCATGAACTCCGCCATGGAGTGTATCGAGAGTTTCCGGAAAACGTTCTTCCGGTGGTTCTTTACGGTGTGGGACGAGATGAAAAGCGTTTCCGCAATCTCTTCGTCTTTCTTGCCATAGTAGCAAAGCTCCATCACCCTAAGTTGACTGTCTGAAAGTGTGCTGTTGAACTTCGGTTCACAGATTTTTTTGAAGCCATCGCATTCCCCACGCAGCGGACAACCGACAAACTCAAATTTGAAATTCCAGTTCTCATCGATATCGATCATGTTGTCATACAGCCCGAAGTTACATTTGATAAATCGGCGTACAGCCAAGAAATCACGATAGCATTTATTCCCATCGTAACGGGCGTAATACTTGCGGAGAGCTGTATAGGCTTCTGGATAGAACTCTTCCAGCACCTCTAGAAAACGCTGAATAAAGTCGGTATCCGATTCCTTTAACTGGCGCTCCGGTTGTCCCTGCTCTTTGATAGTTACTTCGCCGGAGGGGGTGGTATAGAATTCTATTGCGCGCATACCTTGTCCTCCTTTGGGAATAACTCACTGGCAGGAATGCCAAGTTCTTGTGCAATTACTGTTTGTGCCAATGCGTCCGGTTGGTAGACTCCCGCTACCCAACATCTGACGGCCGATTCAGATCGTTTGGTAATGGTGGCTATCTTTTGGATGAAAGCCTTCTTAGGCGGCGTGTTGTCCATGGAGAAGTAGATCTCTCTGAATGAACGAGCGCCAATCTCATGACCTTGTAGGTTTAATTTTTCCATTTTTGCCTCCTTACATTATTATATATGTTCTAATTTCTTTACCTTTGATGTTGTATTAATTATTACAAGTGCAAATATAGATATATTTATCTACAAACAAAACTATATGTAGATAATTTTATCTATTTAACAAATTATCTATGGCAAAGCAAGAAGTAAGTCAATTAAGAGATAGAGTCAAGGCTTTTATTTTATCAAAAGGACTTAGTGTTAGAGCTTTTGAGGCATCTGTAGGGCTTCCAAATGGTTCTGTAGCTCAATATTCCGATTCAACAAGCAAGGAAACATTAAAAAAAATCTCAGAAGTATATACTGATTTTGACATAGACTATATTATTTCTGGTCGTAATAAAGATGTAGATGCTAATATCTACAATGACCGACAACCAATTCTTGATATTCGTGTTTGTGCGGGGAACGGTATAGGTTTAGAGGGGGACGAGAACAAAATAACTGAATGGGTTTCCATCCCAGCATTTAAAGGATGCCGAGGAATTATGGTATTTGGTGATAGTATGTATGATAAATATAAATCAGGCGATATCATATTTGTTCGTAGAATAGAAAATCGGAATGATATAGACTATGGCCAGTGTTACGTTGTCATAACCCAAGAAGATCGATATATAAAGAATCTTTATGAGAGTTCTAAGGGTGATGGCTATATTACAATGGTTTCATACAATATGGAACTGAATCCTGATGGCCGTCGTAAGTTCCCAGACCGGGATATTGCTAAGAGTGAAATCCTGTTTCTTTATAAGGTTGCAGGAAAGTTAAGAAGAAGTCAACTTTAAATAATAAAATATAATATTATGATAGATTTTTTTGTGAATTACAGAGCGACCATTTTTACAGAAACAATTTCTGCGACAAGTGATAATGTCGCAAGCTTAGTAAGTTGTTTTGCTGATAAACAACTTTTGCCGAATATATATAATGAATTAGTAGAAGGACAAACATCTTTTTCTTCTGTTTTAGAATTAAAGAATATAGATGGCAGTTTCGTTATAAAATTTGGATTGAATAGGGTGGATATTTTTAGAATAAAACAAACTCCTTCTATGGATATTGGATCAATAGAAGATTTCTGTAAATTATCTAAAGATTGTTTGAAGAAAATACTGGGTATGTTTCCCCGGAAAATATCTAGAGTTGCTTTATTTATATCAGGTATTTTTAAAGAGATTTCTTCAAGTAATATGAAAGATATTTATTCTAAGATTTTCAATACAACCCCTTTTATAGATGCTAGCTCTTTAGTTGAATGGAATACTAGGCAAGTTATGAGGATAAATTTTAAAATAGGCTCTTTTGGTGAAGAACTTGTAAATTTTGTTTTAAATCTATCTAAAGGAGAACTTACATTAAATAATAATGGTCAGATAAATATGTCTGATAGGATAATTATCGAAATAGATACAAATACTTATCAACATAATAAAAATGAAAGATTTGGTTATGATGAAGTGTCTGCTTTTTGGGATGAGGCAGTTCTATTTAATAGGAGTAAGTTGGCTGAAGTGGAGGAATACATATGGATGAAATAAAATCTTCATTTACATCATATACAATAAAAGAAAATTACGATTCTATTCATAGAGGCCAAGAATTGAAACATGCTCGGAATGTAGAGATAAATTACTATTCTAACGAAAAGGAAGAAAGGTTCTTATGCTTGGAAAATTATTCTTCTGAAAATATTTTAAATGAAAATAGACGGAAGTATATGAATAGTAAGACAAGAGAGTTCCTTTATTTGCTTCGCCATAGTTATTTTGAAAATGGCATGGAAAATGAAGCTTCTAGATTTATAGATAATCTAATGGAAAAAAATATTTGCGTTACAAGAGAATGGATAAATGATATTTTTATAGAAAATTATAATAATACAGATGTTGCAATAAAAATTTTGTATCTAATAGCTGATTATTCTAGGAATGATATGGGAAATAATGCAATAAGTATGGCTGTAATGGGGCTTAATCACAAAGATGATATGGTAAAATCTGCAGCATTGAAAGCTATAGATCATTGGAATTCAATAGATATGCTTCCAATACTTAAAAATATAGAGATTAAAACCCCATGGGTGGAAAATATGTTAAATATAATTGTACAACAGATAGAAAATGTTTGCAAGGACAATTGATTTAGTTAAATGGAATAAATCTATAGAAACAGGTGTTTTATGGGCAGATGCATCAACATCACTTAATACCAATAATGATACTTTGTCTGTATGGAAAGTCTCTAACGAACAAGAATTAGGACTCGCTGCTATAGCTTATTTAACATCTAGAGATTTTAAATTAACAAGTATACATGTTACTTGGATTGAAGAAGGGTGTTTAATAAGCAATAATATTAAATGGGAACAAGAAAATGCTTCTACAAAAATAAGTAATATGGTAGATAAACATTTTAATTTGATTGAGTTAAAACATGATGATATAGGTGCTATTTCAAATTTAATAATACAGCAAATTGTAAATAATAAATTTAAATTTTTTACAGAGAAAAATGTGAAGGATTTATTGATTAATTCAATTGAAAATAATACTTTGAATATAGAGGATTTACCTAAAAAAGTCAAAAATGTATTGAAAGAAGAGTATAGAATATAAATGTAATGAATTTTATTTTCTAGCAAACTGATGATCTATAATATGTAAACTATTCATGTTTCAATCAAGTTTTTTCATTTTTTTGATAATGATGTGTTGATTATTTTTTAAGTAGGCATTTGGTTTTATTTAGTAAAAACAATCGCATGGAAGATAAAGACAAAATCATCGCTACTCTCCGGCTGCAGCTCAAAGATGCTGTCAGCCGGTGTAACGCTTTGGAGCAGGAAAAAGCTCTATTGTCATACCTACTGGAAAAGGAAAAGAAATGTCTGGAATCACGTTAAAGATAGACAAAGGCAAATCTTCAGCCTTTTTTGAGATAATGGAACTGATTCAAGGCTTCCCTGGATTGAAAGAGTGTAAGAAGCATTACTCAGTAAAACTGACGGAGGAGGATATTTTTAGGTTTCGAAAGGAATTGGATAGGATTGTTCAGCTTCTTCCGGAATTAAGCGAAAGGGAGTGGTTCGATGTTCCGGATTATGGAACGGATGAATGGGCTAACTGGATGATAGACCTGCATCAAAAAAGACGACTATAA